CGTCTTCAACGGCCCCTCTTCACCCGTTTCATTAAGGTGTCTCTCCGCCTGGATATAGCGGAGGACCAGCTCTTTCCAGGATGCGAAAAAGGCAGGAGGAGATTTCATCCAGAAGGAAGCGATGTCTGAACGGATCGGCTTCCTGCCATTCAGGACGACAATTTTCTTCTCCTCGGGTATCCACACCATGTTGTCACGGACCCAGGTGCCGCCGAGATTCAGCTCATCGCGCATACTCTGCGTTATCCAGAAACCGCAGTGGGGACACACGAGCACAACTTGCTCGGCGGATTCCATAGGGTCTTCCGACTGAGGATAACTGAACAGCGGCCAATCAGGCTCAAACGCACCGTGACATTGAGGACATTCCCAATAGAATCTGCGCCTGTCGCCCTGATTATAGATCGAAATAATGCCGGTTTTGATAGGTGGGGCTTGGTGTGGTGTTTCTGGAATAAATTTCGGATCTTCAACATCTACACCCGGAGAACTCTCCACGCCAACCATTCCGAACCGGCCATAAGTCTGCGTGCGCTTCCTCGCAAGAGGGAAGGCCGGGCCTTCACCTCCTACGTTTTTGTAGCCATCACCACGATCATAGTCGAACAACCAGATTCTCTGAGTCGTGTTTCCTGAAAGCTCGGTGATCGAGGGCCATTTGATGAGAAGGCGCATTCCGTTTTTAAAATACTTGTCGTGAACATTGTCGTCCTGATTTGATCGAAGAGCGTTTTTAAGCGCTGGTTCACGTTCAAACATGCGCTTGATATCGCCTTTCGACAGGTCTTTTGCACTGTCCTGAGTCATATTGAATACGCGCATGTCTGTCGGATCGCACATGACGGTTTTACAGATCCACCCCATCGCCATAGCGGATTTTCCGGTTCGAGCCGGTCCCACGAAACACATGGCCCGGTATTCAAGGCTGTCGAGCACCTCCATGGGTTCCCGTAAATATGGTGTAGAATCAATACAATAGCGGCCTTTTCGTGATCCGATGCCGCTCAAATGCCAGTATTTCTCTGCCGCTTGCCAAGCATTGAGGCGCTCTGGCGGCCGCAAAGAATCTACCGAAGATACAAGCAAGCGCTCAAGAGTCGTCATTTTCGCTCTCGAACTTGTCTCTGACATTTTTCGTCTTGTAATTCTTCGGCATCTCAATCATTCGATGGTGAATTTCGTCGATCAAGGTTCGGCACTGATCCTGAAAAAAACCATATTGTTCGGTCAACATCTCTTCCGCCCCCGGCATTCGTTCGACCCATAAAGTAATTGCTACTTTCATTTCCATGAAAGCACGGCCCAACACTTCTAGCACGTCTTCACTGTGCCAGAGCTCCCCCGCCTCCAATTGCCAGCGTTGTTTTTCCCTCTGACCGGACCAAAAGGCTTTCTGCAAATCTGGTGGGAACTGCTTTTGATTTTTGATCCAATCATGAAGCTCGACTCTTGGCTCAACAAGATATTGACAAGCCGTTCGGAAGTCGTAGCGATTGACCGGCTGACCTTTGTGAGTCTGGATTTCTGCGACCGGGCAATTTTTTAACCTGGCTTGAATCGTGTTCGCGTGCGCCCCAAAGACCCTGCTAAGAAACTGAACACTTACCGGCTTCATAAAAGAGGCTGCGTTCACAGCCTCAGCCTGAATTGTATGTTCCTTCAACCGCGCTTCGATGTCCTCGCCGCTCAAAGGCTTTTTCAGTTTTGCTACCGGTTCCCGTGGTCCCAGCAACTCTTCAAGATCGTCAATCATATCGTTACTCAAATTCTGCAACCAACACCCCTTATAAATCACATATTGATTGACATGCAATTTATTATGTGATTTTGTGCGTCCGTGGTTTCCTTCTGAACCCCCACATCCACCATGACAAACTCCAGCCCCGCTTCGGCGGGGCTTTTTATTGACATCTCATATGTGGCGAACATAAGCGTATTTCCACTGGTCGGTTTGCCTTTTGTCGTGCCAGACAAATAATATCGCACTGAACCATAAAAAGGGCTGATATAGATAGCCTGCCTCCTATAAAATATATGATTCCAATCGAGCTCTTACCGCATTTGTCACTGAATCCTGAGTCGCTTCGTTTTCCAACAGGCGGGCAAAAAGATCCTCATCGACCGTATCCCTAGCCATGATATGATAGTGGTTTACAACTTCTGTCTGACCCGCGCGAGGCAGGCGGGCATTTGCCTGAAGATAGAGCTCGAGACTCCAAGTCAGACCGTACCAGATATCAATATGACCACCGTACTGCATGTTGAGACCGTGCGCGCAGGACGCAGGGTGTGCTGCCAATTTTTTGATTTTACCTTCGTTCCAGAGCCTTACCGCATTTTCGGTTTCATTCAAAACCTTGATATCCGGATGCCTCTTTCGAATTTGCTCGAGATCAAACCTGAACCCATAGAAAATCAATACGGAATCGCCGTTTGCGTCCTCAACCAGTTCGTCAAGAGCATCAAGTTTGGCGGTGTGAATCTCGGCAATAGTGCCATCTTCACGATACATGCTACCATTCGCAAATTGCAACAATTTGTTTGTGAGAACGCCCCTGCTTACAGCCTCAACGTCGTATTCCTCACTGACCAGTTCGCGCTCAAAACGCTTGTACTCGTTCAAGGCTTTCGGAGGCAAGTCTACATAGATTCTAGGATAAGCCGGCGGCGGACAGAGTTCGAGCGGAGGCAGGCTGACCATCACATCTGAGACCTTCTCCATGATCTCTTTTTCTGCCCAGGGGTAAGCTTTGATTTTGCGGCTCCATTTGTTTTCTTCGAACCACCTGCTAATGAAGTATCTTCGATTAGCGCCGAGTCGTTCACCCTGATCCAGGAGATAAATCTGTCCCCATAAGTCCTGCAGGCCATTTGGTGAGGGTGTGCCGGTCAGCTCATAGACACGATCTATGGACTTCCGCACAGAACTCAGAGCGCCAAAACGTGTGGCCCGATTGCCCGTCCTCACTCGTGTGATGGTTTTTTCTCCACCATATTTAGCTTCGCGCTCTATGCCTGCTGATTGAATAAATTTGTCTATTTCGTTCAACCAACAGATTTCTTCTATAGCTTTTTCCCGAGAAGTGAATTCCGTATCGAGAAGCACTTCGCCGGTTTTAGCGTCGGCTACAAACCATCGTTCACCGGCTTTTTGCTTGACTTTTGTAGCTTTGGTGCGCTTCTGACCCGCCTTGAACATCGAGGATTCGTCAATCACCACCATATCGAAGAACCAATTGGCCTCTCCTCTCAAGCCTTTCCAGAGCCAAACAAGGTTATCCCGGCTGAGGATTGTGATTTGTGCTTTTCGGCGAATCCCGGCTTCCCGCACTTTCGGAGTTCCGATCGCCAAAGCAACATCCAGGTCTAGGAAATGCTCCCACTCTGCAATTTCTTGAGGCCAGGTCTGTTCCGCCACCAACTTCGGAGCGATGATCAGAACATGTTCTACCTCACCAGCATCCAACAGCCGTTTTGCACCGTCCAAGGCCGCAGCAGTTTTACCTGAGCCCATCGTCGAGACGATCAGCACTGCCTTTTTATCGACAATCGTATCGGATATGAACCTTTGTGGTTCACGGAGCATGGACCGGGGGCGCGGAGTCGTCACATAAACCTCCGAAGGAAGGCTATACCGGCATCAACCGTGTCGATCACAGGCACTTCGATACCTGCTTCTCGAAAGCGCTTTATTTCGCGCCGCTGATTTCCGGAAAGCCTGCCGCCGGGTTTCTTGAACTCGATGAGGCGAATTGTGCCGTGGCCAAAAAATATCCGGTCAGGACAACCGCGACGGCCACGATACTCAAGCGGCCTGACATGCCAGCCGTTCTGTTCGGCCCAATCCTGAACTTCGAACTCTATCTCACGTTCGAGAGTCATGCAACGAGTGCCCAACTTGCCGCACGTTCAAACGTCATCTTCCTGCGGCGCCGATCCAGTTTTTTAGGCTTCGGTATGTAGAAACCAATCTCGTGCAGTATTTTCTCCGCCTCTTGGACATAACGATCATAATCAATATCGTCCGGAAGAGTGTCAGGAAGCGTCATCAAAGGGCGGCTGCCATCCGTTCTTGGTATCTTGTTAAAGGTGCCCCTGCTGTTCGCCTTGGCCCGCAGAATAGGACCGCCTTTAAGGCCCCAATAATAGCGAACCACCTTTCCGAGATATTCATCACGCCAAGTTGCGCCCCCTGTCGCCTTTACAACAGTGACAAACTCCCGCACGTCCCCCGATCCGCGAATTGTGTCCTCAACAGAGGTCTTCCTGACCAGTTTTTCGATTACGGCACGGCCACAAATCGAGGCCGACGGATTGTGCATCATCTGCTCGCGCAGATCCTCTTCATAGAACCACCAGTCAGCATACGGTCCCTTTTGTTTGACCTTACCGTCTGACTTCACAGCAAAATAACTATTAACGGACTGATTGTAGATCGAATCGTATTCTGTAAATTCCAGGTCGAAACCTGTTCTTTCTTCCCACTCGTCACAAATTTCCTTCAGAAGACCGCCAGTCAGACGCACTCCGTCCAAACCGCCGTGTTCGCCCCTTGGACACTTGAACACAACGCCGTCTGTGTTTCCGCTCACCACGTCGATTTCGCGCTGGTCGGCCATGTCAATCAGCATCAGCAGACTCAATTGACCTGTCAGCGTAGTGGCGATCAAAAGATGAGGCGCATATAGAATGCTGTAAACGCTGCCGAGCTTGCCGAACGATCCATTGGCCGCGATCTTGAGGCCTTTATCCTTTACCTTGTCGCCAGCTCGCTTCGCTGCCATTCGTTCAGTGCGAATGCCCCGGAAAGCTGAAACGAATTCAGGGCCGCAAGACCGTGGGTAAAGGCCTGAGTTGATAATCAGTGCCGGATAATAGCCGCCAACGTCGGCATCAATGTAAGCGTACAACTCGTCTGAATGCAGCGCACGATTTGACTCGGTCGAATGAAGTCCACCCAAGCCCATTGCATAGGTCGAACTGCGGATCGTGATCTGTTCTTCTTTCAGCCACTTCGGGAGTTCGACCTTGCCATTCCCCTGAACGACAAACTTTTCCTTTTTCAGCCGTTCGAAAATTCGGCGCAACTGCGGATTCTGAAACCTGATAAACTCCGGCGGCTCGTATCGAAAGGTTGTGCCTGGTTTGGTCTCGACCCGCTCGATTTTTTGCCCTGTGGCATCCTGAACCCGCTTGCGGATAATGCGCTCACCGATCTGGCTATCGGATTTGGACCTGAAGTCTTCCCCGTATTCTTTTGAAAGCGCTGTGCGCAGTTCCAATGGCCCTTGAAGCTTTTCAAACAGCAGCTTTGTAGCCTTCAGGTCATTCCAGCAATACGCTTCATTGAGATCCATATCCTGGTCATTGAGATCGGCATCCGGAGCGAAGGGAAGATCCTGCATCCACTTTCCGTGCAGGCGACCATTCAGCACTTTCAGTGAGGCAAAAGGATTCGGCTGCGGTTCGATCAGGTCGATGTGCTCGAGATTTCGTGGAATAAGAACATCAAGCACCTCACCCACTTCCCAATACTTCAACTGACCTTTGATGATGCGCGCGGCGCAACTGTGTGCCCATGAAGACTTGATCGTACCTTCGTGCTTGTAGGCAAGCTGGATCATCTTGAAGATGATCGGAACGTCAAAAGACATGCCGTTGAAGGTGATGATACGGTTGTTCATCATCACCTTTTCAAGGCGCTTGTAGTCGAGCTCGCCCTGGCCGCGCACCTCGAACTTCAAACGGCCGCCCGTCTCGACATCCTCAAAACATGCAAGGAATTGAGAATTAAAAGTCTCGATATCGCAGACGAGGGTTCTCACGACAACAGCTCGTCTAGGCTGCAATCAACCAAATCAACGTCAAAGCCTGCAATTTCGGCTTCAAGATAGCTTTCGATGAACGCCTGTGCTTGTTCGGTAACGATTCCATTGCCGTAACCCCGCAAACGTCCCACTCTGGCGGGAGCCCCATTAACCAACGGCTGTGTGCCGGATTCAACTGGCCGGAATTTTCCATCCCGGCAGAAGATCCAGTCAGCATTTCGCCAGAAGCCGTTATCCGGATGGGTCCGATGAATTGCGCCACCATCGGAAGTCCGTTCCTCGGATCGGGGGCAAGCTGGCCGCATTTCTCCGCATTGTTCGCTCGAGTCGTCGGCCAGCTGCTCAATTGAACTTGATCGTTCACATTGGACATCCCGTGGCCTTGTGCTCTTTTCTCGGCTATATATTCCGGAGTGTGGGCTGGAAAATGATCTCTTGCGTTCGGGGTCCCCCACCCCGCTATTGAGGCCATGTCCTGAAGTCTCTGCTGTGCTTTCGAACCATCGGAATTCTTCATCGTCAACGCCCGCTTTTCGCTGGCTGTCCGGTCGTTCGAACAGGAGGTCGTCGGCCAGCCTGTCAGCATCACGAAGTCGTTCAGGTCGTTCGAACGATCCGGATTCAACGCCCTCTTCGCTTGCCCTCCCCCACTCCCGTTCGAGGCATTTGCTGTCGGCCAACCGGTCATTTGTACCTGTCTCGGCAACTGGTCGATCCTCGATCGTCCGTCCGGCCGTTCTGTCGCCATGCCGGCCGTGTCCTTCCAATCCCGAGCCGACGCTGTGATCCAACCCGACAGTGATGCATCCGCCGGTAATGATCCCCCCGCCTGATTGGGTCCACCGTTCGAACCATCTGTTGCCTTCGCCGTATTCCACCCCTTCAAGGCATCGGCCAACACCGTATTGCCTCTGCCGGATGTGCGGTGCCCCGACGCCCGCAGCGCAACAATCGAGCGCCCAATAGGCGTAGTCCTCTCCTTCCAGGTCAGCTTGTACAAGATCGAGCCAAGCAAGTCCGTCTTTGCTTGAAACCTGCTCAATAAAGATTTCCCCAGGGCGGCAGATTCGGATGAGATGGTGGTAGTGGGGCCATAGGTGCCGCTCGTCAGCAGTCCCTTTTCTTCGGCCTGCCGCGGAGAAAGGTTGGCATGGGGGTGATCCGGTCCATACTTCGCGGCCATCTGGCCACTGGGCTTTCCTAAGGGCATAGCTCCATGTTCCGATTCCTGCGAAAAAGTGGCATTGTGTAAATCCTCGCAGATCGTTTGGGGTGACATCGCGAATATCCCTTTCATCGACTTCGCCTTGTGCGATCAGACCTTGACTGATCAACTCCCGGAGCCATGCGGCTGCGCTGCGGTCTATTTCATTGTAGTAAGCGGTCACGACAACACCTCACCTCCACCCGAGTGCGAACAATAGAACCCGGCCACAGCAGCAGCAGCAGCCGGGTTCTCTGCAGCCGAATTACAGACCCAGGTTGTCGATTGACGATTCACCCATGTCGAAACCATCATCGTCTTCAAGATCATCGAAGACATCTGGATCAACTTCGACGCCACCTGCCATGCGGTCGCCTTCCTGATGAGACCGGATAGCCTCGATCGAACAGAAAACGCCCAAACCGCCGTTTTCGGTCGCGTAGAACGATACAATGGCGTCACAATACGAGCCGGCATACATCACTTCGAGAATGTCCTGCTCAGAAACCGGCCGCTTGTGGCGATCAAGCAACTTTGGACGCATTGCGCCCCCGCGTGGACCCTTGCCAACAATTGCAAGATTGCCTTCATACCCATCGTAGATATCCCCGGTCGCCTGGTTACGAAAACGCTCACCACGGCGGAAACAGACACGTTTTGGATCATTCTCGGCAATCTGCTGCCAGCGCTCCGGTTTACCGGTCCACTTGACTTCGCAGGCCGCATTAAGTGCGTTTTTGATCGCCTTGAGATTCTGATCGAAATGTTCGGACCCAGACTCAATGATCAGATTGCACGAATGCGATTCCTTGGCATCTTCAACCTTCGCCGTTTTCTTCTTCTGGTAGAGGCTGTCGCAAAAGCTCAGCCGCACCCGCTTTAGCTGGACTGTTCGTCCATCATTCACTTTTTCAGTCATTCGGTTGTCCAATCTCACGTTTGATGTGAATGTTTATTCACAAGTCATCGAACTGATCGGTTAGACTTGGGATTGCTGGACGCTCGTCATCTTGGAAAACGAGCACCGGCTTTCCTTCATCCTGCACAATCAGGTTTTCAAGGGCCTCCCACGCTTCGGGTTGGCCCGGTTTTGCCCGCCTCGGCCTCATATCTTTTTCGGCTTGCGCAGGTGATTTCAACTTATATGTGAAAGCGTTTTCATGCAAGCAATCTTTCAGAATCACTTCCGCCCTCTCCTCGTCACCCCACTTGCGGTGCCCTTTCCTCCCCGCAACCATCTTCATTCCTGGGTCCGGGGAGCCGTTCAGTGCTGCATCAATGGAATCCTCGTGCAGTTTTGCCAACCACTTTTCGATAGTCTTGGCATTGCGCACAATAATAGATCGTTTGCGGGGCGTCAGATCCAGAGGCGGATTGACCTCTTCGTCCAAGTCGTCGAATTCCTGCTCGAACATTTGCGTCATGTGACGATCATATACACCACAACCGGTCACATTTCCGGGCGCAGGGTCACGCTCAAGGACCGGACAAAACTTGCATTGCTTCTCACCGGGGATAATCGGTGCTGCCGGATCGTTTGCTTGGGTAAACGCCCAGCGCATCAGTCCTCCGAACTCAAGCAGACGGTCATATGGAATCTCCCAGGGTTCGGCAAAACTCCCCCCGCCTGCGCACCGCGGCTGCTCGATTATAATGCGCACCCTCTCCGGCCGAATGTTCTCCGGTTCAAGATAAGTTGCGGCAAATCCTAATGCATAAGCACAGGCCTGCTCATTTTCAAACGGTTGAACCGGAACCCCTGCCCCGAATTTCCAGTCAAAAATCGTCACGAGCTTTCGTTCCGGATCCCAAATACCATCATCGCATGTGCCGAATTGCCCCGGCATCCATTTGTCGAGAGAAACCCTTTTCTCCACGTAATGCGTACCGGCTTGTTCACGTAGCCAATCAAGCCCGCTATACATACAGGACACAAGCTCGCCCGTAATCTCGAAATCAAACCCATCTGCCGACATCGTCAGCCCGGCATAGTCCTCTGGTTCAAAACCAAACTCTAGGCATTGGGCCGCGATCTCGTGAAGCACCGTGCCCTCTGCTGCATAAATACTGGTCTGGCGCGGAAGCCCCTCTGACTCCCTGACCGACCCCGGACAGCGTATCACTCGTGCAAGTGAGGATGGACCTATACGTGCGTGCTGCATCAGGCGGGCACGTTCTGTCGAAATCCGCAATCGCAATAAACCCTCATTTGTGGCGGATCACTGGTCAGGAAACCTGGTTCCCGATTCAATTCAGCGTCACATTGCGGGCACTGAATGCCTGTTGAAATCCTGCCTGATCTGTGGGCTGCTGCGGCACGCGACCGTTGTTCAAGTATTAGCATCACCTATCCCCTTTCAGCGCCACAAGCTCGTCTTCAAGCTCCATGACTCTACGAGCCAATGCTTGTTCAAGATTGCTCATTCCATCAGGCTCGTATGCTGGCCATGCCACACCATGTCGCAAAGGCTGCAGAAACGCACCGTAGCCGTTGTATTTCCCCGAATCGAACCGAACGGTGTATTTGCCGTCGCGCAGGTGAATTTCACGAATTTCGGCCATATCAGTACATCTTCCCACCAGCCTTCGCCCGATTCTCACGCTTGTGATCAGGTCGGACCCGATTATAAACCATTTTCTCCGCGATCGCGCCGCCGACATCAAGACCTAATGCGCCAGCCAGGTCGGCAATCCGGATAACCGCATCCGCGAGCTCAACCTCGATCGCCTTGCGGTGCGGCAGCTTGTCGTCCATCAGGCCTTTGCGATGACCTTCCATGGCCTCGCTAATTTCGCTGTGGATCAAGCAGAGTTTTGTTGGAACCGTATAGAGATAAGATCCTCCATCCCACCAACCAGCTTCCACCGCCGCTTCGTGACTTGCATTCTGAATGAGAGTGAAGGCCTCAGTGAGCTGTTTGGAAATTCGCGCTTCGTCATTTGCCATGATTTTCATTCCGTTTCGTGTATGTGTAGTGTAAGAAATACCAGATTCGCGAAAACAGCGGCCTTGGCGCTCGTCAGAAACCCAAAAACAAAGAACAAAACTGCCGTTAAAACGCCTGCTGTAAGTCCCCAATCCCACCTCCACCATAGAATCAGGCCAACATCAGAGACTCACAAAAAAGCCAGCGATTCGACGGCAGTTTCGATCACAACTCGACCGCCACCCAATCGTTTGCCAGGATGTCGGTTTGCGAGGGTTGCCAGCCGACCGCACAGCGCGGAAGACCTGCATCCGTGTCGATCACGTCGATGTGATCATCTACGGTCATCTGAGTGCCTCCCCTTAGGAAGTCTGACATCGGTTTACAAGAAACCGTGACCTCTCGGCTTGGAATCAACACCAGAAAGGCCGTGCTTCCCTCCGCTTCCCATTGATGCCGGGCAACTGCCTTGCCTGCACGCAACAGTTCGAGAGCTTCTCCGAACATCATGGTCTACAGCCCGATGTCGTCGGATACTTCCGCCGCTTTCGCAGCTTCCGCCTCGAGACCTTGCAGGTAATTGACCATGTCCGAGCGCTTTCCCTCCGGTAATTCACCGAGGTTTTTCACACCATGCTTTCTAAAGAAAGAGGCGACCTGAGACTTGCGGTGTTCCACTTCGCTTCCGCTCGCGCCGTTGACATAGTTCAGTGCGATCTTCCTCAGTGCCTCGAAACCTTCGTCACCAACATAGGAATTTTCTGCGTCAGGTGCAGGTGCAGGTGCAGGTGCAGGTGCAGGTGCAGGTGCAGGTGCAAGTTCGGATTTCACAGCCGGTTTTGATTCGGCTTTCCGTTTGGCCGGTTTGGACTGAGAGCCTGCCATGTTCTGAATGGCTTCCAGGTTGCGGGTCTGGCCCTCAACAACCTTTTCCAGCGTTTGAGTGTTGGCGACAATTGCCTTTTCAAGGCTTGTAATCGCGGCTTCAAGTGACATTGATTATCTCCTGTGCTTGTCCATTGGAAACCACTAATTTTCATATTTTCACGCTACATGCAACCCGTATGTGATTCTTTTTCACACATTAGTTGATTTTTAGCATCGCCGGCTTTATGGTCCACATTCTGGATTTCTACGAAGGATCGCATGATGGCAGAAAAAATAAACGGCCGGCCGCGAAATGACGGGTCGCCTGCCGGCAAATACTCGACAACTGATCTTTTCAAACTCTTGTCCGAAAGACTCACAGAATATCATCGACATGGAAGTTTTTCAGTTCCTGATTTCGCCGACGCCCTCGGTTATACGAAAATGCACATGTATCGCACTATCGAATCCAATAGATTGTCACGAAAAATGTTTGCCAAGCTGGTCGAAGAGACAGGCCTGACCAAGGAAGAATTGTTGCCGTATGCTCCTGCGGACATTCGCATTTTGCTAACGAACTGAGGCATTTGCAATGTCCGGTCTCCCTGACACGAAAGCAGTTCTCGCTCTCGTGAAGCCCCTGCTGTCCGCAGGAATCGCGCTTCACCGCCTGAAACCGCAGTCAAAGCGTCCCGAAGACATGATGTGGTCAACGGCACCCGTGCTGTCGTACGAAGAATTCGCTGAAAATTATCGTGACGGGGAGAATATCGGTGTCAGACTTGGCGAACCGTCAAAAACGCCGTCAGGCTACCTTCACCTGATTGATCTTGATATTCGCAACCCGAATGCCGCAGGCGCAGCCCACGCGGCTCTTGCTGCCATACTTCCCGAATACCGCTCGTTTCCAACAGTCGTTTCCGGCTCAGATGGAGAATCGCGCCACTATTATTTTTTCACAGAGGACCCCTACGCTTCGAAAAAACTTGCCCATTCCGAATCATTCGCGATGATTTTCGACAAACAGAAAAATCGCGATGTGAAAAAATGGGATTGGGAAATCGAACTTTTTGGCACCGGAAAACAAGCCGTCATTCCGCCCTCAGTTCATCCAGATACCGGACACGCCTATCGCTGGGAAATCGAGCTCGACCTGATATCAGTGTCCCTCGGCTTTTATTCCAAAACGTCCCTCACCAACCTCCCCGTGGCCCCCTCTCCACATCAAGAAAAAGACCTGCTTGGTATATTCCTGGACGAGCCCGTCGGGCTATCTTTGTCAGAAGCAACGAGCGTTCTCAACGATCTCCCTGACGAAGACTGGTGCGACGACAGGGACGGTTGGCTGCAAGCGGGTATGGCACTGCATCACGAATTTCGCGGTTCTGAAGAAGGCTTTGCTCTATGGTGTCAATGGGCATCAGGCTCTGAAAAATACGACAAGAAAGATCAGGCGCGCGTCTGGAAATCATTCGGCGACTATCGCGGCAGACCTGTTCGAATGCCGACACTGATAAAGGCAGCCTCGATAGCCAGGCTTGATCGGGAGCATGAGCAGATAAACGAGACTGAACCATCTGATCTGGCTGTTGAATTTGACGACATTCCTTCGTCAGGTATCGCCCTTGATGAATTGTTGGGTCCACCGGCGAAAGTCTATGACAAAAACTGGAAAAGCTGGCTGCAAATAAACGAAGACGGCGGCATCAAAGCAACGCTCCACAATGTCGAGTTGATCATTCAAAACGACACCCGTTTTCGCGGTATTGCTGCCTACAATGAATTTTGCCAGGAAGTCGTACAGATCGCCTCCCCTGGTGTATTCAAACTTGCCAAGGCCTCCCCCAAGCCCATTCGTCAGCTCGAAGGCACTATATGGCAGCTCAAAGATCAACTTAATGGCGATCTTTGGTCCGACTCACACGACCATTCCATTCGAACAATTGTTGAGGCTCCGACTCGTCAGGGTGGTTATTCTCTCAAGGTCAGCGATCGCGATCTCCGTGCCGCAATTGATATTGTCGCCCACGAGAACTCTTTTCACCCCGTTCGCGATTATCTCATGGGACTGCGCTGGGACGGAGAAAGCCGTATCGAACGATTATTCATCGACTATCTCGGGACAAAGGACACCCCTTACTATCGCTCGACGGCTGCCATGTTTCTGGTCGGAGCCGTTGCCCGTGTAATGGAACCGGGGCACAAATTTGACTTTGTACCGATTCTTGAGGGAATGCAGGGTAAGAAAAAATCGACATTTGCGGCCACGCTCGCAGGCAATGACGCCTGGTTCTCCGAACTCGAAGGCGACTTTCATGATGTGAAAGGGATGGTCGAAAAGATGCAAGGTTCCTGGATCATCGAAATACCGGAACTGCAGGGTTTCTCGAAAGCCGATGTGACCACGATCAAAGGATTCATATCCCGGCAGTCTGATAAAGTACGGATGGCCTACGCGAAGCGCGCCTCTGTCTTTGACCGCCAGTGCGTGTTCATTGGTTCAACCAACGAAGATCAGTACCTTCGCGACGAGACGGGAAACCGGCGCTTCTGGCCCATTTCCTGCCATGTTGATTTGATCGACACCGATCACCTCCGCGTCGAGCGGGATCAGTTGTGGGCCGAAGCCCTATTTGTCTATCACCAGATGCGAAGCCGGCAGCCCTTCGGAACCCTGCCGCTTTATCTCACCGATAGTGCCGCCCAGGAAGAGGCTTTGGTGCATCAGGAAGGCCGCAGACTGGAAACCCAGGAAGAAGGGTTGTCAGGTGAAATCGAACGATGGCTCGATCTGCCGGTACGAGACGGTGACGGTTTCGACGAAGAGGACGGGAACCGGAAGCCAGTCTACCGGAACGAAACTTGCATTGTGCAAATCTGGACCGAAATGCTCGGCCGGGATCTGGCATCTTTGGACCAGCGCCAGTCCATCAAAATCGGCAAAGCGCTCCGAATGCTCAATGGTTGGTATTCTGCTGGACGCGGGTATACCAGCCGCTATGGAAGACAACGAGTTTTCCGGAGAATGAGCGTCCACACCAGCGACATCCTCGAATAGACTCTGCTCACAGGGTATCAGGTTTGAAAGCCACTCAATCGTTGGGCGGCTTTTTTTGTTATGCCGTATATTAGATAATTGCCGCGTAGCAAATTGTCTACATTTGATTATCGCGTATGTTCAATATCGCGTATGTTCAATATCGCGTATGTTCAATATCACCTGAAATGTTGGATTGCCGAGCAAAAGGGACAGGGTTGTCCCATAAGGTTGTCCCACGGTTTTCTTATTATTTTTCAATATCTTAGGGCCAGTTTGGGGCCGTATGGGACAACCGGGACAATCGTTTCTTAGATCTTTCTCGTATACCCCCTTTTTTAAAAACCTACCGACCAGTGTTATCCTAGTTTCCCTCTTTAACGACAACCTATTATGAATACTGTCCCTTTTGTCCCTTTTGTCCTACTATATGATATTATTGATGTTTTTAGCGGGACAACCAACGGGACAACAAAAAGGTTGTCCCGTTTAACGTATATTCGATATCGCATATATTCAATTTCACACCGACGAAAGATTCCCCGCAAAAATTTTTGAGACACCTGAAATCTCGTCAGATCAATATCACTTTTGATCGGAAGCGAACTATAGAAAAAATCTATAGCTTTTCATGCCTGCCTAGAAATATCAAGTACTGTCGAAAGCCGGGGCTCAGCGCCTCCC